TTGCCTCTAGCTAAGTCTTACCTCGGCTGGGATGAGTTTTACATACCTACCGAATACACAAACATAGGAGACTAGTTATGCGTTCTCTCGCAGATGTCTTTCCAGCGGTCGCTTGGATTGCCCCACCTAATTCTGTAGCTCTCTCCGAGCTTGCTACAAGTGGTCCTAGCCCAGAAGGAACTCGCAAGATCGACCGAGTTCGAGTAGTGCTGCTAGGAAACAACATACTTATTGCTCAAGACTCTCCAGAAGGCCCTAAGTTGGTCTTTAGAGAGGGTTTTACATCTCGCTTAGTAAATGGGAAGACCAACACGATTAAAACCGACACAGGTAAGGTCATCGCCTTTACCAAGGATGAGAATTGCGGTTGTGGATCACGCTTACGCACTTGGAACCCTTATGGGCAGAACAGTTCAGTATTCTCGACATCGGATCCAATCGAATGAGTCAAATATCGACTTGGCAATTCATCATCCTAGCTCTTGCTACATATCGTGGAACTCGCTTCTTTACTAGAGATACCCTTTTCAATCCTATTCGTAATTGGATCTGGAAGAAGTGTCCGCCAGAGAAATCCTTTATCGGATATCTACTGACCTGCGAGTGGTGTACCTCCGTTTGGGTAGGATCAGGTTTTCTAGTATCCGCTATCATTATCCCTGAAGTAACCTACATAGTTGCAACCATTTCAGCGTTGTCTGCTATTGCAGGATTGTTGACCGCATATGAGGATAAGTGAAAGCCCTCATGTTCCGCAGCAGAATTGACGAGGAGTAAGAATGGGAATTTTTACCAACGACGAATCAGTCGAGCCGACTCCTGCGCCTAAAAATGCTGCTAGTAAAAGAACAAGATCAACATTTTCTAGATCAACACAGATAGTTGCATCAACTCCAACTCCTACATCTATCTCATCTATCTTTACAACAAATCAAGCTCAGTCAGTTAGCTACTCAACGCCTCGTTCTCTTACTGCAGCGGCCGCTCAGTTAAAAATTAATGACAAAGGCGAATACGAGCAGTTCAGAGCTCGTCGTTCAGCAGGTTCAAGTGCGTGGCAAGCCGAAGCTTGGGAATACTACGACGCAATCGGTGAGGTTAAATATGCATTCAATTTAGTTGCATCAGTAATTTCACGAATTAGAATTTATGCAGCAGTCATTGACGATCCAGCAGAGTCTCCAGTATCTGTTCGCAACTCAGATAGAGTTGATGATCGTTTGGCTCAAGCAGCAGAGCGTGCACTTGATCGTTTAAATTCCGCATACGGAGGACAGGCAGGTTTACTTAAAGATGCAGCACTTAACTTATCGGTTACTGGGGAATGCTACCTCGTTCAAATGCCAGCTAGAGCTGGAGCTGGTCTTCCCGAGTCTTGGGATATTCGTTCTGTTGATGAAGTAACAACTGATCCTCGAGGAGGATTTAATGTTATTGGTCGTCGTGAACAAGGCGCAGCTGGAAACAACGCTAATAATGGATTGGCTACAAAACTTTCAAAGAATGCATTCGTAGGACGCATCTGGCGTTCACATCCTCGTTACTCAGATGAAGCCGATTCATCACTGCGTGGTCTTCTAGATCTCTGCGCTGAACTGCTACTACTGAATAGGACATTCCGTGCAACTGCTAGATCTCGCCTTAATGCTGGTGCTCTTTATTTACCTGATGGTCTTTCTGTTGCTGCTCAAGCGGATCCAGACTATCCATACGATTCTGAAGACGGCATCGGTGCTGGCTTTACTGCTGAAGAGGCAGAAGATGAGTTCGAAGAGCAGCTAATGGATGCGATGACAACTCCGATTCGTGACGAAGAGTCCGCATCAGCAGTTGTCCCTCTTATCATTCGTGGTCCTGCAGAACTTGGCGACAAGATTAAGCAATTTAAGTTTGAGCGTTCATTCGACCCAGCGTTAGCTGAGCGTTCTGATCGCGTATTAGAGCGCATCTTGCAGGGACTAGATGTTCCAAAGGATGTTGTAACTGGTCTTGCAAATGTTAAATATTCAAATGCACTTCAGATTGATGAAACTCTATACAAGTCACACATCGAACCAATGATGTTGCTTATTGCAGATGCACTTACTGTTGTTTATCTTCGTCCATACCTTATCGCAAGTGGATTTACAGATACAGATGTAAACCGCATTGTTGTTTGGTATGACCCATCAGCAATTGCAACTCGCAATGACCGTGCAGCAGATGCTGACTCAGGATTTGATCGTGGCGCAGTTTCTTATGACACATGGCGTCGTGCTCATGGCTTCTCAGATCAAGATGCACCAACTCCAACAGAGATGGCAATCCGTATGCTCTCAGAGCGTGGAGCCCTCACACCAGAACTTACAGAAGCAATGCTCGGAGCAGTTGCACCAGATGTTATGAATGCAATCCGCACCGCACAGCAAGCAGCTTCCGTTGCACCGCTACCTCCAGAGGTTGAACAAGCACTTCAGCAAGCATCTGCAGGTGCAGAAGCAACAGGAAACGTTGCCGAATCCCCAGATGCAGAGACAGCACCTGAGGGAACAGAGAATGTCTGACGCAAAGGCTCCTAAGAAAGATCAAATTAAAGGTTCTAAGAAAAACTCTAAAGGATCTGCATCAGGATCTCGTAAAGTAGTTTTTTCTAAAGCAGTAGAGAAGTCTCTGCAAGAAAAAGTAACAACTCACAACGAAAAAGCAAGAGAAGGCCGTCGTGCAACTCTAGGAATGCTTAAAGCAGTGTATCGTCGAGGCGCAGGTGCATACAGCACATCGCATCGGCCAGGAATGACTCGTAACCAATGGGCTATGGCTCGTGTTAACGCATTTCTCAAGATGCTCAAGTCTGGTAAGCCAGCGAACTCAGCTTATAAGTCAGACAATGACTTACTCCCAGCGAAGCATCCTCGTTCAAGTAAGAAAAATAATTCAATCACTGCTTCGGCTGGTCTAGTTCCAGAAGAATCAGACCTAGCTAATGCTCTCATCGAGATCGCTGAGAAGTATGGAAAGTTTAACGAAGATGCAACAGGAATTTGGGCAGGATACACCCCCGCCGCAGAAAATGAATACAAAGGAATCGGAGTCAAGTGCTCTTCATGTGTTCTATACATGGGTAATGGCTCGTGCAGAATCATCGAAACCCAAGTCGAGGACGAGGGGAAGTGTCGTTTCGCGGTTATCCCAGATGGGGTCGTTGATGTCGGAGTTCTCGAAGGCGAAAAACTCGGAAGAGAAATTCAAACACTAGAAGAGCTTGCACAGATTGCACAGGAGTATCGTTTTGAACAAGAACTTACTGTAGAATTACAAAACGAGGAAGATTACGACTCTCCAGAGCACGCTATTCTTTCTTTAGCCGAGTTCTCTGGGTTTGGTTATGAAGCAGAGCATGCAGTTCGTGCATCTTGGCTTCGTGGAGTTCGTAACAACGAAAATCCTTTTAAAAGAGCATCTAACTTTGCTTCACTAGGTTATGAAAGCATGGACTCAGATCTTCTGCCTAAAAAAGGAGAAGACAATGTCTAAGAAAGATAAGAGACAGCTTTACGTTCTATCTCAAAGCGATACTACCTTTAGTACTCGTCAGCAAGCACGCATTATCCGCAGTGAAGCCCTACAAATGATTGAGGCAGCTAATGAATTTACAACCAATACTCGCAGAGTTAATCGTCGCTCAGCTTTTCGTGTCGTTTCTAGGTCTTTACATTCTTCTGAAGGCTTGCCATTTTCGGTTCGAAAGCACCAAGCGCTCACAGAGCTCTCAAACTACATCTCACTCGCAAAACACAACAAGGTAGTTGGCTTAACAGCATTTAATACCGATCTTCTTCCTCTTACACACCCACGTTCAACCCGTGCACACTCTATGACGGCTTCAGCGATGATTCGCACCCACGTCCAATGGGTTACAGATGATCCACGCATTACAAATGAAGATGCTAAAGCACTTATTGCATCTGCAATGCTTGCTCCAGCTAACTCTCCAGAAAAACTTTATGCAATTACACGTCTTGAGAACCTTCCACAAGGTCATGTTCCTTTAGATGCACTCACTGCAGCATATGGTGGAGGAAACTCTGCTGCTGCAAAGCGTGCTCGTGTTGCTCTCCAGCTCCGTGATCGTATTGGCCGTTGGGTTGAGATGTTTGGTGGCCTTGGTATCAAGGTAAAGCGTCGTGATGGAAGCACATCAAGTCTTACAGGTCGTGCAGTAGGTCAGAACATTTTTAGTCCGCAACTTGCAGACGTTGAGCTTGGTGATGGTCGCATTGTTGCAATGCCAATTCGTCAATCACGAGGAAGCAACTTCCTTGCAAGTGATGAAGCAAAGAAAGATGGCTTTACACGAGCTGGTTCCACAGCAGATGACATAGATGATCCAATAATTGATGAAGCAGATCTTACATTTATGGAAAGCCCTAGCTCATTTGATAAAGATGAGAAGGGAAGTGCACAGGGGACAACTAAATATACAGATCAAGCATACGATGTAGTTAAGTTTGATGATAACAAGCGTGCTCTTGCATCTTTAACTGACACAAACAAGCGTAGAGCAGATCAAGATTTAGATGATGCTGCAGTTGATAAGCAAGGTGAGATAGATCCAGATTCAGGTAAGCAGTTCTGGGATCCAGAGAAGCCAATCTATGCAGTTTCACGTCGTGGCGGAACTCCTTTTGCATATACACAGAACTGGAGCGATGCACAACAGAGAATTCAAACAGATCAAAGATTCCTTGATGAAGAAGAAGGTCGCAAACCTCTTGCAAGAATCGCTCAGGATGACAACACTCCTGAAGACGAGACTCCACTTGTAGATCAGCAAGATAAGTTTAAGAAGGAAGAGATTGCACGTCTTTCAGAGCCAGAAGCACCAGCAGAAGCATTACCAGAGTTTGAGTATAAGGTTCCAGAAGATACATACGAAATTACAAACCCAACTGCGCCATACCGATCAGTTTCTGAGTATGACGATCCTGCATCTCTTGCAAATATGTTCCAAGGTGATGAACTTGTTGAAGGTCTTGATGACGCACTCGACACTGGTCTCGGTCGTTTAACATTCCCAGACGGTGTCGGCCCAGATGGTGAGCCAACTGGTGGAGAACAAGAAGTTCCAGCTGAAGCAATCCTTAAAGCAATCGATGAAAAGGGTGGAGATGCAGAACTTGCACTTGCTCAAGCATACGATAAGCGTCTTGAAACAAATGAGAATGAAGATGCACTTGCTGCACAACGTGAAGCAGATAAAGAAGGAAAGATTGGCGAGCCAAAGAAGCTTGGCGAAGTATTTGATGAAGTAACAAAGGCTCCAGAGCCAGAAGCACCAGCAGAAGAGGAAACTCCTGTTGCAGAGATCCCAGAAATCACTGAAGATGCAGAACCATCTACATACCCTGCTCTTATTGATGGACTTACTGAAGAAGAGCAAGCAGAGTTTGATAAGAACAAGGACTACACTCCATATCTTTCAGAAGATTCTCCAGTTGAATGGCCAGAAGGCTCTACACCTCCACAAAATAGGATTCTTAGTGAAGAAGAGCGTGCTCAAGCTCTAGATATTGCTAATTCAGATATTCCTGATGAAGATTTAGTTGAATCATATAACGGTGCTATTAAAAACAAGTATGACGAAGATGGATCTGCACCATTTGGAGATTTAGACGAGAATAACGAAGTACAGACTGTTCAAATCCCAAGTGAAGTGCTTCGTGATGCAATGAAGCTTCGTAACTTCGACATGGACGAGACTAATCAGCAAGTTGTTGACGGAACTTGGGATGAAGTAGCTGAGACAGATGAAGTTGTACTAGAAGAACCTGTTGCAGAGCTTCCTAAAGCAAGGATTCCAGCAATAGATGAAAAGATTGGTTCTAAATCTGGAAAAGATCCTATTAAAGAAGGTTGGAAACCAGAAGACTGGATCGATGAGGCATCTGATGATGCTCGTTTCCACGAAATGCTTAAAAAGAATAAAGACTTCACAAGACTTTCTGCATTCTTCAATGATCCTACTTTTGACAGCCCGCTTATGTCTGACTACCAAGACAAGCAGATGGAAGGCTACGAAGCAGGGAGTGAAGTAGAAGCAATTGACACTGGAGAGAGTGGCTTCGAGCCAGGACCTTCAGCTCGTGTTCAATATGCACTCGATATTTTAGAAGACCCTACACGATCAATTCGTGGTGACTTTAAGCAGTCTAGCGCTGGAGATAAAACACCTCAGAACGAGAAAAATATTCTTCAAGCAGCCGACGAACAACTTGCTCTAGCAAAAGATGATCTAGAGGCAAAAGATGTTATTGAAAACAAAGCAATCGATTCTGTTCGTGAAACTCTTGCAAAAGAAATTGCAAAGCTAGATAAGCAGATCGAGAAAGATAAGAAGAAGGCAGAGGATGATGCAATTGCTCCTCAAGTTTCTTATAAACTAAGAGGAGATCGCCTAGAGCTTCGCTCTGGTAAGAAAGCTCCATTTAGAACTCAAGAAGTAAAAGATTTCCTAGATGACAATGGCTTTGATTGGAACCCAGATGCTAAGGCTGAAACAAAGTCTGGCATGGACGAGGCAAGTGCTAAGAAGTTCCTTA